CCTGACATGTATAAGACTGTGTTGCTTTCTAAAGCTAGATATTATACACATCAATTTAAAGATAATCCTCAGATGGCAGTGTTTGCTTTAGATGATTATAAGAAAGGATTAAAAAGTATGAGGGAAAATTTGCTACATCCAACCCCTACATATATGTCTGATGATAGAATTAGGTTTATTTAATTATGCAAGCATTTGGTGTATCTTGTCAGGGCGGTTTAAATACTAATTTAAATCAATTTCAAATGTTACAGCAGCCCGGTTTTGCTACCGAACTGGAAAACTTTGAAGTTGATCCTGATGGTGGGTATAGAAGAATAAATGGCTATACTCAATTTGGTGACACTAATCCCAATAGCTCTAATAGTATATTAGGGCTTTTTGTTTATGCAGATGGTGTAATTGCGTGTTCAGGAACTAATATTTATTTTAGTTTAGATGGAGACAGTTGGTTACAAATAAATAAAGCTAGTGTGGCCGGTGGCGGTGATGACTATTCTACATTTAATGGGCGTGGTACAGCGGCTAGGACATCTCAAGCCCAAGCTACTTTTGCTATATTTGAAGGCAATAGTATATATGGTGAAGTAGTTATTACTGATAAAGGTTCGGGTATTAAACCTGCGCTTTTTAAAATGACAGGTACGGGTGCATTATCTAATAGAACTTTTTTCTATGAAGAGATTACAGTCTCAGGTAGTGTTTTTCCTAAATACTGCGTAGTTCACGACAAACACTTAGTAGTCGCTGGCGCAGCCACAGCACTTAATACAATATACTATAGCGGCACAAGTGACATAAACAGTTTCTCAAGTACTGGGTCAGGCAGTATTACACTAGACGATCAAGTAGTAGGAATAAAAAGTTTTCGTACTGATTTAATTATTTTTTGTAAAAATAGTATTTACAAATTATCTAATATAAATGATGCTGATACTATAGCCGTAACACCTATTACCAAGAACGTAGGTTGCTTAGACGGACACAGTATTCAAGAGATAGGCGGTGATCTATTATTCTTGAGTCCTGATGGTTTTCGTTTAGTTGCAGGTACAGAAAGAATTGGTGACGTAGAGCTAGGCTCTGTTTCAAGGCAGATTCAATCTGTAGTATCTACAGTAGCAAAATCTATAGATAGTTTTTTTGTTAGCAGTGCAGTACTAAGAAGTAAATCTCAATACAGATTTTTCTATAGTGCATCAACAGGTACTACTGCTACATCTAAAGGTTTAATTGGTACTATAACTCCCAATGGGTTTGAGTGGTCTGAAACTATAGGTATTCAAGCACACGGGTTTGCATCAGGTTTAGATTATTCAAATATAGAACAAATATATCATGGCGACAGCGCCGGGTATGTTTATAACCATAATGTAGGTAATTCTTTTAATCCCGCAGGCGTGAGTACAAATGTAAATGCTAGATATAAAACACCCAATTTAGATTTTGGAGATGCGGGTACGCTCAAGTCTTTACACTACACAAAAATATCTTTTACACCTGAAGGGGCAATAGAGCCTACTTTAAAGATTTCATATGATTTTGATTCTTTAGACAGGCCGCAACCTCCTTTATATGCTTTAGATGCAATACCAACTCCAGCAGTATTCTCAGGTGTTGCTTCTCTTTTTGGGAGTGCTGTATTTGGTGCATCAGGTGATCCAATGGTTAGGCAAGCCGTACAGGGCAGCGGGCACAATATTGCTTTTAAAATATTCAGTCAGGATACTAAAGCACCTTATTCAATAAACGGTTTCTATATAGACTATAGACCTTCCGGTAGGAGATAGCAATGGCTACAAGTTATGTAAGACAAAGCAGTTTCGCAGATGGCGATACAATTACTGCTGCGTTATTTAATGAAGAATTTAATCGTCTTTTAACTGCATTCTCTTATGCGTCTAGTTCAACTACTGGGCACAGACATGATGGTACAACAGGAGAAGGCGGTAATATACACACTATAGGTGATCAAGATTTTTTAAATAAAATATTGACTACAGGTAATACTTGGGAGTTCTATGTAGAAGTTTCCAGTGCCGCAGCAAAACAAATGGTCTTGCAAGACGGAGCATTAGTACCTCACGCAGATAGCGATTTAGATTTAGGAACAAGTAGTAAATATTTTAAAAATGCTTATATAGATAGTATTACGACTACTGGAAATGTTGGAGTGGGTGGAAACCTTACTGTAACAGGGACAACCACATTTAACGGCGGGACAATTACATTAGGTGATGCGGCTGCTGATAATGTAGTTTTTGGAGCAGATGTTAATAGTTCTGTTATACCCAATACAGACGATACTTTTGACTTAGGTTCTGCAAGTCAACAATGGCGTAATGTATATGTTGACGGTACAGTGTTTGCAGATGTTTTAGATTTAGCAGGTACAGCTATTACTTCTACCGCTGCTGAACTTAACATTCTTGATGGTGTAACAAGCACCGCAGCGGAACTTAACATTCTTGATGGTGTAACAAGCACCGCAGCAGAACTTAATATCCTAGACGGTGTAACTAGTACTGCAACAGAACTTAATCTTTTAGACGGTGTAACTAGTACTACAGCAGAACTTAACATATTAGATGGTGTTACAAGCACAGCAGCGGAGCTAAATGCTTTAGACGGTATCACAGCCGTTGTAGGAGAGCTTAATGCTCTTGATATTGGTTCAACAGCAATAGGAACCGCCGTAGCTTCTAAAGCGGTTATATTAGATGCTAACAAAGATTATACCGGCATAAGAAATCTTACTATAGCAGGCGATCTTACTATTAGTGGTGACGATCTAGTAATGGCAACAAACACAGCAGGCCATATTTTAGTAGCAGATGGCACTAATTTTAATCCTGTTGCTGTAGGAGATTTAACAGAAATTAGTACTGCTGCGGATGATGATGTTTTGTTAGCAGTTGATACATCTGGAGGTGGTCTTAAAAAAGTTACTAGATCAGCCATTATTGCAGGTACTGGTTCAAGTGGAGATTTAGCTAACGTAGTGGAAGATACTAGTCCTCAGTTGGGCGGTAACTTAGACATGAACGGTCAAGACCTTATCACAACTTCTAATGCTACTATTGATTTGGCTCCAAATGGAACAGGTACAGTTGTAGTTAGAGGAAATACTAACTCAGGTGCAGTAGTATTTAATTGTGAAAGTAATAGTCACGGTCAAAAAGTTTATGCACAACCACACTCAGCAAGTGTCACTAACACTTTAATGCTGCCAGCAGGAGCTGACTCAACTCTAGTATCTCTTGTATCTACAGACACGTTGACAAATAAAACTTTAACATCTCCTAAAATTAATGAAGATGTAGCGGTTACTTCAACAGCTACCGAACTTAATATTCTTGATGGTGTTACAAGCACTACAGCAGAACTTAACATCCTTGATGGTGTAACAAGTACTGCTGCTGAATTAAATATTCTTGATGGTGTTACTAGTACTACAGCAGAACTTAACATCCTTGATGGTGTAACTAGTACCGCAGCAGAACTTAACATTCTTGATGGTGTAACATCAACAGCGGCTGAACTTAATATCCTTGACGGAGTAACTAGTACCGCAGCGGAGCTTAACGCTTTAGATGGCATTACAGCAGTTGTGGGAGAACTCAACGCTCTTGATATTGGCTCAACCGCAGTAGGAACGGCAGTAGCTTCCAAAGCAGTTATTTTAGATTCTAATAAAGATTATACTGGGATAAGAAACTTTACTGTATCAGGAGAACTTGATGCTGCTACTGGTGATTTTTCTGGTGATGTAGATATTGATGGTACGCTAGAAACAGATGCTCTTTCTATTAATGGAACAGCAGTTTCATCAACAGCAGCAGAACTTAATATCCTTGATGGTGTAACAAGCACAGCAGCAGAACTTAATATCCTTGATGGTGTGACAAGCACAGCGGCTGAACTTAATATCCTTGATGGTGTGACAGCAACAGCAACAGAATTAAATTTAATAGATGGTGTTACTAGTACTACAGCAGAACTTAACATCCTTGATGGTGTAACAAGTACCGCAGCAGAACTTAATATCCTTGATGGTGTAACGAGTACCGCAGCAGAGCTTAATTATTCAGACGGAGTTACTTCTGCAATACAAACGCAGATGGATGCAAAAGCATCAACAGGTAAGGCCA